GGCTGCGTCGCAGGATTTGGTTGCCGAGGATGGTTGGCTTGTTCAGGGAACACCAGTTTGGGATGCCGGTCAGCTCGCTTGGTGGCAGACACCTTCTGTGCCATCGATTGTCGAAGCGCTCGAAGATGCTTACAAGAACGGCCAGGATAAGTCTTCTACTTCTGTTGCATTTGCTAAAGACTTTGATGTTGAAACTGTTTGGGCGCGTGATTGGATGCCTTTGCTAAGGAAAGAATTTGGATGAAGCTAGTCCACTTCTACCATGTGTACGCTGACGGCGATTGGAAGCCAGCGGCGCAGGACCACATTGAGGAGTTGTTTGTCTCGGGTTTGCTAGACGAGTTGGACGATATGTTTGTCGGCATTGTTGGGTCTAAAGAAAACCGCAGAAAAGTGAAACGTGAACTGCGTCGTTTTGTTGTGGCGGAGGCTGATGAGGGTTGGGAGCAGGTCACATTAAATGAGGTACATAAATATGCACAACATAATGACGCTGCAATCTTTTACGCCCATACCAAGGGAGCTTCGTCTAAAAGCCAGTTGGCTACTGATTGGCGAGTGTCGATGACACATGACACGGTAACGCGTTGGCAGGAGTGTGTGACAGCGTTGCGCGATCACGATGCCGCTGGCGCTTTCTGGTTGAAGTCTGCAATGCCGGAACATTCTGAGCATGACTTCTTTTTTGCCGGCAACTTTTGGTGGTCTCGCTCGGACTATATCCGCACACTTTCGCCTGTAAGTGTAAGCAATCGATACCAAGCTGAAGGTTGGATAGGATTGGGTCGCCCTCGGGTGAAGGATATGCGTCCCGGTTTGGCGACGTGGGGAAACTTTTGGCAACCGCAATCCTGACATCTGTTTACGGGGACTTTGATCCCTTGCGTCCGTTGCCAGTTAATCACGGCTTCGATAAGGCGGTTTGTGTAACCGATAACCCCGACCTCTCGGCTGACGGGTGGGAGATTGTTGTAGTGCCTAGCAATCTGTCGCCACGGTTGGCTGCTAAGCGGGCCAAGATGATGCCATTCGACTTTGTGAAGGCCGAGTTCGCTGTGTGGATTGATGCGGCATTTGAGATTGTTGGTGACGGCTTTAAAGAGTTTTGCGAAAAAGCTATAGAGGGCAAGGATATTGTGGTGTGGGATCACCCGGACAGGCACATGCGTCCCGACGCGTTTGCTGAGGCTGCGTATTCGCGGACTATGGGTAAGTATGCGAATGAAGACTTGGAGGGCCAGGTTGCCCACTACTTGAGTGATGGTTTGCTTGCCGGTTCAGGCTTGTGGGCTTGTGGGACGATTGTGTGGCGTAACCGTGAAAAGGCCCGAGAATTCGGTCGACGCTGGTATGAAGAAAATCTTTACTGGACGATTCAGGACCAGATAAGCTTCCCTTATCTTGTGTGGAAGTTGCAACCTAACTTTGGTGTATTTCCTGCCCATGAGTATGAGAATCCTTATTTGAAATGGTGGATGCATGAGCGAAACGTTTGAGCGTATAACACCGGATCAGGTGGATGCGCAGGCTGGGCATGTTTACCGATATCAATTGGCTATTGACTGGCTTGACAATGCTAAGAGTGTTGTGGATATTGCTTGCGGTGTCGGTTATGGGGCGAAGATTATGGCGCAACCCGGCCTTGACTATGTTGGCGTTGACAAGATTGAACCGGACGTCAAGTATAAAAAGTATGGGCGCTGGGTTTCCGGTGTTGACCTGAACACTTACAAGCTTGACTCTAAGTTTGATGTGGCTGTTTGTTTCGAAACTTTAGAGCATTTAAAGTTTCCACAACACTTGGCCGATGAACTTATGGCGAACTCCCGCATTATTCTTGTTTCGGTTCCTACGCGGCCGACCAAGCACATGAACGAGTATCACCTGCATGACTTCACGGTTGATGATGTTGTTGCCATGTTCGACAAAGTAGAACTTTTCTACCTAGAGGATCAGCCGGAAGAGTTGTCGCACATTTTTGTTTTCGGGACGCCTGATGCTGCCTAACCTAATTGTGCCGGTGTTGAACCGGTACGACTTGTTGGACAGGATGATTGCGAGTATCGATTACCCGGTACGCGATCTGCTGGTTGTTGATAATGGTGGCGAGCTGACTTCTCTTTTATCAAACGATTTTATACAAAATCTGCATGTTTTGAATATGCCGAGCAATCTTGGTGTGGCTGCTTCCTGGAATCTGGGCATAAAGTCGTTTTATGGTGATAGTTTGTGGTTTTTTGCTTCCAACGACATGTGGTTTAAGCCAGGTGCCCTTGAAACGCTTTCTACGGCCCGTAGGGACGAGATAAGCCTTGCAAGGGACTTTCCCTTTTGGCAAACGTTTTCTATCGGTGACGAGGCTCTCGGCAAGCTCGGTTTGTTTGACGAAGGGTTTTTCCCCGCATATTTTGAGGACACGGAATACAAGCGCCGTGCGGAACACTTTGGGGTTAATGTTCGGTTGCTTGACGTGGACACGGGGCACGATAACTCGTCAACAATAAACAGCAACCCGATTTATCGTTCGCAAAACGACAGAACGTATAGCAACAATCAGGCTTACTTTGATAGGAAGGTTGCTAACAATGATTATGGTCCCGGTGGCTGGTTTTTAGAGCGAAGGCGACTTAATGCTTGGGACGCTCCGCGATAGACTAGATACGGAGGTTTATTGTGACAATTATTAACGGCTATACCGATCTAAACACGTTGAAGCTTTCTTTGAAAATCACCGACACTGTGGACGACGCCTGGTTGACCATTTGTATCAACGCGGCATCACGCGCTATCGACAACTTTTGTGAACGTGTTTTCTATCAGACTTCAGCAACACGCGTTTACGCACCTAACGACAACTTTGTAACAGAAATCGATGACCTGGTTACTTTGACCACGTTGAAGACATCCACCAACGTTGACGGTGTTTTTGATCAGACATGGAAAGCCAACGATTACCAGTTGGAGCCGTTGAACGGTATTGCTGGCGGTATTCCTAGTCCGCGCACGTTGGTTCGCGCCGTTAACGATTACTGGTTCCCTACCGCTGGGCAGGAAGCTACCGTACAAATCGTCGGAACGTTCGGTTGGGCTGCTATCCCTGACGCGATTGAGCAAGCATGTATTTTGCAGTCCGCACGGTACTTCAAGCGGGGCGATAGCCCGATGGGCGTGGCCGGCTTTGGTGAGGGAATGGGCGTTGTGCGGTTGTCACGTATTGACCCTGACATTGCAACTTTGTTGGAGCCGTATCAGCGCGTCAGGATGGCGTAATGTCTGTCGATATTCAGGCCATTAGGGAGCGCATAGCAGTCAACCTTGCGACTATCGCGGGTTTGCGCACCGAAGAGAACGTGCCGGATGTGGTTAATCCTCCGGTGGCCGTTGTGGCTTTGGAGCAGATTGCTTATGACGGTGCTTTCCAGCAAGGTTTGACCACTTTAGAGTTCAACATTTTTGTTGTTGTGTCACGCGCTTCGGAGCGTATGGCTCAACGCAAGCTCAACCAGTTCGTTGCACCTACCGGGACGTTCAGCATCAAGTCTGCGGTAGAATCGGATAGGAGGCTTAACAATCTCGTCGCGGATTTACGAGTTCGTAGCGTGACCAACATAGGCTCTCTGCAACTGGATGATCAAGAATATATGGCGGCTGAATTTGCTGTCGTTGTTTATGTATAAGGAGAAATAAATTGGCAAAGTATGTAGTTACAAGCCAAAAGGTTAGTGTGAACGGAAATGACGTTTCTAACGCTTGCGCCCGCGCTGAGCTTGTGCTTAACGCTGCCGAGGTTGAGACGACAGACTTTGGTTCCGCTGGTTGGACCGAGGTTGTCGGTGGTTTGAAGAGTGGTCAGTTGACCCTTGATTTCCACAGCGACTTTGGTGCTGGCGGGGTCTCCGCCCTCTTCCAAGACCTTGTTGGCACTATTGGTACGTTTGTGGTTATTGCTAACGGAACAGCCGCTTCGGCTCAGACGCCCGCATATTCCGCAACCGCGTTGATTAACAGCTTCACCCCCGTCGCTGGTGCAGTCGGAGATTTGGCTACGTTCAGTGTGACGTTTCCAACCACCGGCGCTGTCGGCTACGGAACTGCTTAATTGTTGTAAGCTAACGGTATGAGAATCAACCTACACATTCAGTTCGCGGACGGCACGGCAAAAACAGTTACCTGTGGCGCTGCTGACCTTGTTGCTTTTGAGGACAAGTACGGCATTAGCGTTACGAAGCTGGCTGAGGAAACTCGGATCGGCTGGTTGCTATTTTTGGCGTGGCACTCGGAGAAGCGCACTGGCAGTACCAAAGCTGAATACGACAAATGGCTTGAGACAGTAGAAACTGTGGGGGAGTCTGAAGAAGACCCAAAATAGTTGGCCTGGGTGAGTCTTCAGCTCACTGGTACATCGCTGGTATAGCTGCTGAAACGGGTATTAGTCCCAGAGAGTTGCTACAACTTGATGACAGGATGCTTTGGACTATCCAGAGATGGTTAGTTGCAAGGAACCTGCCTAGGTATTAGGAAGCCGCCCCTTCGGGGGCGGTTTTCTTTTGGGTAGAATGGTTATAGGCGTTAGGCGGGTTTATGGCGGAGTATCGCATTAATATCAATTACAGCGATTTAGCAC